CTGCGATTACGAGTGGATTAACTGGTTTTAGAAATCGCATCATCAATGGCGATATGCGGATTGACCAAAGGAATGCTGGGGCGAGTGTTGCTTTTGCAAATGGACAGTATCTTTTAGATAGATGGCTGGGTTATCAGACAGCAACTACCGGAAAGATAACAGCCATACAAAGCACAACTGCGCCATCTGGTTTTTCTAACTCAATGCTTTTCACTTCTCAATCTAGTTATTCTGTACTAACTACAGATGTTTATGGTTTTGCTCAAAAAATAGAAGCATTTAATACGTCTGATTTAGGTTTTGGTACAGCGGCAGCGTCAGCGGTAACTTTATCATTTCAAGTGTATTCTTCATTAACAGGAACTTTTGGAGGAGCCTTGCAGAATAGCTCACAAGGCTATTCGTACCCATTTACATATTCAATTTCAACAGCAAATACTTGGACAAAAATAAATGTAACTATTGCAGGGCCAACTGCTGGTACTTGGATTAGCGGTACAAATGGTATTGGCTTAACAGTTATTTTTGGACTTGGAGTTGGATCTACTTTTAGCGGAACGGCTGGTGCGTGGTCTGCTAACTCCTATTATTCAGCCACAGGTGCAGTCTCCGTAGTCGGCACAAACGGAGCCACCTTCTACATCACAGGAGTCCAACTCGAAGCAGGCTCAACCGCAACCGAGTTTGAGCGCAGGCCGTATGGTACGGAATTGGCGTTATGTCAGAGGTATTGTTATGTCCAGAAATCAACACAGGCAAATGATCTACTTGGAATTGCTCAACTTCAGGGAACTGGTACTGCTAATGGTATTTCTAATTTTCCAGTTACGATGAGATCAAGCCCAACGGGAACATATACTGCTGGAAGCACTTTTAGGGTATATACAACATCTGGATTTAATGGTTCTTCAATCGCATTGCAACAATCAAATCCTTGGTTGGCTTGGTCACAGTTGACTATTAGCGGGGCAACCGCAGGACACGCTGGATTATTTCAAGATGCTGGAAGCAATAATTCTCAAATAACATTTAATTCAGAGCTATAAAAATGTATAAAAAAACATTATCAGATAGCATCATCAATCGTCTCTCCGACAACGCTTTCATCCCATTCGACCCAGCCAACACCGACTACCAAGCCTACTTAAAATGGTTGGCCGAAGGCAATACTCCGCTTCCACCAGACCAAGAATAATAAATGACCCTATCCGAGATTGCCCAATTTGCCGGTGAAAAAGTCGGCAAGACCGACTCCGACACCTTGGTGTTTCTCCAAAAAGCCGCAAGCTTGGCTTACAGGCGGGTATGGAACTTTGCACCATGGCGCGAGAGTGTTACTAGCTCCACTTATTCGGTTGGAACCAATCGTACCATTACCCTTGGAACCAATGTCGAAACTCCGCTATCGGTTTCCTACGATCAATCTGAAGTAGATCCGATTGATTTGGCAACCATCATCAGCCAAGATGCGGATTTGCTTGAGGAGACCAGAACCGGAACTCCGGTGCTTTATCACTTTACAGGTCGCAACACCAGCGGGATTGCCCAGCTTGATCTTTACCCAAGGCTGGCCACGGCTGGGACTGAAACCTTGCGTGTGGTTGAGAAGTTGAAATGCCTAACCCGAACCAACATTGTGGTTGATTTTCCTCCAGCTACTAATGCACTAGATGACGAGCTTCGCCTTCCACATGTTCACCATGTTGTACTTGCACTTACCCATGCCGATGCACTTGAGCGCGAGAGGCAGTACGCCAAGGCTCAATCAGTTGTGCAGGCCGCAAATGCAGACCTTGCTGCTATGGCAAGCTACGAACTAAGCCAGGTTGGTGGTGTGAAGCAAATCACTCCGGTCAGCCTTGGCGATTTGATGACCGAAGAAATTACGGCTGCTTAACGTGGGATATTATAGCGACAATCTTGATGATTTGTTAGCTTTTGACGGAATCCGCAGTTTTGCGGGTGGTCAGGCCAGCGGTCTGCAATCCGACCTATTGGCTGAGAACCAGGTTCGTGAATTGTCTAATATGACGCTATCCCCAAAGGGAAGTCTGGAGACAAGGCGCGGAGTCACAAGTTTTAGCACCACAGCAACCAGCGCGGAAGGCTCGATTGGTGGGATGCGGTATTATGACACGGCGGCAACTGAAAGGCTTGTAACCGTAACTCAAGGCCGCGTTTACTCAATCAATTCAACCGGATCTGCAAAGCTACATCCAGCAGATGAGACTTGGTCGCAAGCAACAAGGACATGGGGATCTGAGACACAGAATTGGGCTGACGGATTTTCAACCGCAATAGATGCCTCAGTCAAGATGGCGCAGTTTAACGACAAGATGTACATGGCTGATGGTGATGGTGATCTTTATTATTTTGATGGAAACATTGTAACCAGACAAGCTGGCAAGGTTAGGGCAATCACAATTACAACGGCTGGCTCTGGATATACCAGCGCAACAGCTATTGTCACTGGACCGCAGTGGGGTGGAACCTATCCAGAGTTAATCACCACCGTTGCAGGTGGTGCAGTAACCGGAGTAACCGTTGTCGATGGAGGATCTGGGTATAGTTCCGCGCCAACTGTAACAATCATTGGAAATGGTGCAGGCGCAACCGCCACGGCAACCGTAAGCCAACCTCCAAGCAATCTTAGGCTTTTAATCAATACTGGGAATAGGTTATTTGCAGTCGGATCTGGATCGCAAAGAAACACGCTTTACGCATCCGACATTCTGGATGCTTCGGTTTGGGATTCAGCCAATAGCTCAGTCATCAACGGGGATGACGGCGATGAGATTGTGGCTATTGTTGCCTACTACCAGAACCGAATCATCGTCTTCAAGAAACGGCGCATATTCCAGGTGACAATTCCGCCCGATATGACCACGGCTGCGGACTGGACGATTGAGCTTATATCAAACAACATTGGATGCGTGGCCGAGGCTACGGCTGTGCAGGTCAACTCCGACATCTTCTTCCTGTCCGATGACGGCATTAGGTCGCTGATTAGGTCTGCCGCTGACGACTTCACATCGGTTGGATTGCCAATTTCAGAGGTTGTTAAGGATGTGATTCAATCCATCAACACCGCCAAGATTGGTGTATGTACAGCTCATTTCTACGACAACCGGTATCTGCTTGCTTTCCCCAGCGAGGCTAATGACGTTAATGACACCATCCTTGTTTACAATGCCGTACTACAGGCTTTCGAAGGAACCTGGACTCCGAATATCATGCAGTTTGCGCTGACCAATTTCCAAGATGAAGGCGTAAGGTTAATGCTGAAAACCACCACTGGTCAAATCAACAAGTACAGCGGATACAAAACACCGGCACAGGTAACAACCGCAGACTACCAGGATGCAGGCGTGAATTACGAGTCCTATGTCCGCACAAAGGACTTTAACTTTGGCGATCCTTTCTCCGCTAAATATGGCAGTCACTTTGAGGTTATCTTTGATGATTCATACTCAACCGATGCATCCATCTCAATCCAACGTGATATTGATGTTGGGGATATTGATGTCCAGCCAAACTTAAACATATCCAGCGCGGCTTTGACCTTGCCATTTACCCTTCCAGCCGTCCTTCCAACATCAGTCAAGAAAAGGCTTGCCAGCGACCTTCGGACATACGAGAAGTGGAGGTTGCTTAACATAAAGATCACAAGCGCAGCAAATAAGATGGCTATCCGCCAAATCACGGCTGCGGCTAATCCTGACACCATTGAGGTGCAGAAGAGTCTATGACCCCAGCAGAGTTTGTGGAGGCTTCCGGTGTGCCTGAGTCTAGATGGCCTAACTTTAGGCAATGGTTTGCATGGCATGAGAAGCTTGATTTGGTTGGCGTGGCCAAGGATGGCGACAGAATAGCTGGTGTGGCTATTGCAAGGTGTGTAAATGATGGGCAAGACGCTAAAGCTTATGAACATAGCGAGATTGGTGATAATGTTTTCGTTGACTTGACCATCACGAATACTGATGGTATAAGTAATGCTTTGAGTCGTAAGGCTCTTAAATGCCTGCTGTCGATCCTATGGGATCGTTTTGGTCCGCGCAGGAGGATCACATTCAAACGCTCTGGCGTATACAAGGAGTACGATTACTTAAAATTTATGCGAAAGGCTATGGCTTAATATGGGCGGCGGACCTTCCATCCCAGCACCTCCCCCTCCTCCCGATCCTAATGCGGTGGCGCAGGCTAATGCAGAGGCGTACAAAAAGAACGTAGAGACTTACATCCAGAAGGCTCCAGAGATGGCGGCATTGGAAAACAAGCTTCGCATCCAGTACATGCCCCAACAGCGTTCCTTGGAACGCCAGCTTTCTGCTCTTGACCAACAGGCGGCTGCCCTGTCAAGCCTCCAGATGGAGCGTCAATACGGACCGCAGCGCACTTTAGAAGGATTGCGCCGGTCCTACGAGCAAAGCCCACAAGCGTATGCCTTGAATCGCGGGTTAGGCCAGCAGATGACCCAGCAGTTTGCGCGGCTTTACGGAACCTCGCCTTATGGAGCGGTTGAGCCTAATGTTGCATTCGCTCCTCGCGCTATGCCTCCTCAGGACATTTACGGAACGATTGGCACCAACATCTCCAATCCTCCGCTACAGGGTTAAGCTATGGGATTAAAGCGAACAGCAAATTGGACCGCCTATGATGTCGATGAAAATGGAGAAATTGTTCCAAGAACAGTAAGTCAGGAGCTTGTCTCCAACTCCAATGATCGCAAGTATTCGATGACTGAACAACTTGATCGTGGAGAGGAATCATTAAGGCAACAATCCGAAAGAAGTTATAGCGATGCAATTCTTAAAAGTAATCAAATTAAAACAAAGAATCTTAAAGATACATACGAAAAGCGTCTTGCAGATGTCACAAGCCAAGAAGGATTGCGTAACACACTTGCCCAACAAATTGCAGCACTGGCCGGAACTGGTCAGCCTAACCAAACACTAGCTCAACCCAATATGGGACAATCACCAGCAGTCATGGCATTGGGATCATCTGGTAACTTCGGAGCATCCGATCTTGCCAACAAACTTAACTACCAAGTTTCAGACGATCAGATCCTAAACGATTACAATAACAGCAAGCTTGGTAGTCTTAACTCTGTGGTTGATCGTGGCAACGCCCAGATCACGGGTATTCAAGAACGCCTTAATGCAGCGCAGACCTTACTTGACCAACTTCCTTCAGGTGACGCTC